AAGCTCTCCAGAACCCGAATTAAGCGCACTAGTGGGAAGACATATAGAGATGTAATTCCAGTCACCTTCTAATACCGTTCTAGACGTCGATGCTTCTGCGAAATAGATGTCTCCCGTACCGCTAGCAACGATGTCAGGAACTGCAACTGCCGTTGGAGTACTTAATCTAAGAGAAACATGTCCAGTTCCGTCGATATAAATACCAAGAACAGGCTTTGTTTCGTGTGGATCATCGAAAGATGAAGTGTTATCTGGTGCATTTTTTACGAATCCACCGATGGAATGACCGTGAGTTGGCTCAGTTCCAGGGTATCTATCAGGAGATTTATACCAAAACGATATCCAGACAGCAGAATCCACAGTGGCGTAATTTCCACCGCCGTCTTCGGTGAAAAGTAATTCGCCTAAATCGCCGATTGCAGACCCTGTCTGCAAATATCCTTCGTTACCCGCGTAACCAAATCGAACTGCTTTGTGAAAAAATCTTGAAGCTCTGATGTTTTCGACTGTTGGATCGACACCTTCATGTGTCAATGTCGTTTTCTCGTACCCATTTGCATTAGAATTAAGGTACCAAAAGTCATATACGTCAGATGCGTCGACGCTGAGCGCATCCAGCCAGAACCATAGCCTTTTATTCAATTTGAAAGCCTTTGGAGATTCACCTGATAACGAATCTCTTTCGAAATGTATCGTTCTGTTTTTCGAAACTTTGTTCAGCGGTTTCGTAGGTACCCACTTTTCTTTAGATCTATTGAAAATAGCCATTCGTTACCTCTTCCATAGTGGAGCTATTATACCATTCACTTGTTCATAGTGAACTGTCGTATGTCCCGTATTAGCATATAAATAAGCATCTTGGTGGTATTCTCGATGATCTAATTCGATAGATCTTCCTGTTGCAGCTTCCGGTGTCGTTGGATTGTTGTCATCATCGTAGTATCTCTTTGTGAGCCAAATCATCATCTCTGGGTCTATACTAGACCAAGGATCTTCTTCTACAAAATCGAGCACATCGGGCTCTCTTTGATCAAAATAATCGACAAACATTATTTGGTCAACAGTATCCGGATCATGCATGTCATCATTAACGATCGCAACGGGATTTTGTTCATCTACCATGCCAAGATACGTCGCGTCGGGGGTATTTTTTGATATATCGTAAGACGTTTGTATCGCACCATGAAAATAATAGTCAGTAAAATGTTTTTGAAGACGATAGGAATCAGCAGCTTCGTCAAAAATAAATGAAGGATACACACGGCCGGGAACAAGGCCACTCAAAGTCTCATTTTGGAACAAGTGGTGTTTTTGATGACCTTCATTTCGTTCACCTCGAACATCTTCGAACTTCTTTACATCTATCTCTTCACTTTTCTTGAGATATTTTGTCTTTACGATTGTGACAGCGTCTAATTCAAACGATTGAGCCGAGACAGTTTTCTTAGTGTTTGTCAATACCGCTTCTGGCATGTTCTCATAAAAAGATCGTATTCTATCTAAGACATCAATTCTTCCCGACATGGGCGCTTCAGGATGAAGCCTCATCGGAGTGTATCTGTAATCGAATACGTTTGTGAGGTGCTGCACAAAAGCTGCGCTCTCGCTCCCGCCAAAATCGTTGACATCCAAAAATTGTGGCCATTGTTCTTGAAGATTTGAGTGTCTTTGCTGGTTAGGGTCAACGTAATGTACGTCTTCATAATAAACAAAGTCTCTAGAATAAGAATTTTTTAGAAAATCTCTCGATTGCTGTTTCAGAATACCAATATCTTCTGAGATGACCTGAGGAGAAGATGGCGTAGCTGCCACTACAGACAACTGTTCTTCGTACTTCACGATGTCTTGGCCAGCAGGAATAGATGGGATTGTCGTTCCTGACGAAACATTAGGACCAAGAAATCTAATATCTGCGACACTCCCATCGATTGGTCGAACTATAGATTGTTTAAGAAAATCTGTTCTTCTATTTTCGTGAAAAGCGAAAGGATTTTCTTTTATTGTCTTTTTTCCAACCCTCACATATTGATGATTCTTCGTAAAATCCCATGAATCGACCACAACGTCTGTGGAAGAAGATCCCTGATTAACAACCGTGAAATTAGAGTCGGGTACGATCGGGTTATACCGGAGTTTGATTCTCAAATTAGCCATACCGGACGCAGAACTCGATAGGTCATACTTGTCCCATAAACAAACAGCTCCACGCTCCTTCGAGATGTTAGGAAAAGCGGGTGTTCTATCGGGATCCACAACTTTAATATACGAAGGAAGTGCGTTGTGAAGTGATCTGGTGATAACAGCGTATAGCCAATAAGGGTTCACTGCCAAACGTTGAAAAACAGCTGCTGTTGTCAGATCAAAATTATCTGTGTTTATGTCAGGTGATGAACTGTCGTTGTTGGGTCGTTGTTCTTCTGGGAAAGCCGTTGTCGGCAATCCAAGAGGTATTTTATAGACGGGTGTGCTAGGACCTCCTGATACGTACTGGCCGTACAATTGAAGTGCGGTGTTGTGCGTAGTTTCAAATTTACTGTGCTCTGGATATCGAGGATAAGGCCGCAGGAGATGGTCTTTCATGTTAATATTAAACGAATCACCACGTTGTCCTATGTCATCCGAGTGTAATCCTCCTGCCTGATAGGGAAGTCGTGGATCTACGCCTACATCACTAGTGAACTCGAAGGTGAATAATTGTGGGCCTGTTCCTGTTTTCTTGTATTCCGGATTGTTCACCGTGAAAGTTTCACCTACGAGACCAGTAAAGTCGACTTCGGTGCCTCCTGAATACGAATTAGTCGTTGGATCTAGTTTTATGAAGATGTCAATGATTTTTTCGAGGCCTATGACATCTGTATTGTTTCTTGATTCGTATACATCACTCGCTAAAGAATACTCATGTTGGATTCCATACCCACCACGTGCCAAAATTGGAAGAGGCCCTCTAGCGATATCTCCTTCGACAAGATCAAGGCCCTGATAATGCATCTCGAGACCGGGAAGCCTACCACCAGATCTCTTCTTCACATTGGATCTAAACGTTTTTCTATTCTTGTCTATGTCGATCATTACGTTATCTCCGATCTAATTATTCCTATGAAAATAGGAACTTGTTCGTATGCTATCCTATCCATCACGTCAACGTGAACATCGCCCTGTTTGTATTCAAACTTATGCCTTTCCAATAGGTGAGATTCAATCACAAAATTGATCCCAAGAAAATCAGCTGTGTGTGGAACAAACTGCTCGACTAATGATGCAAAGTTACCATTGAACCATCTTTGAAACTCGATTACACTGTTGTAATTAACTCTTCCAACGATTCTTTCGAAATATAAATCTCTTAATTTTGTTAATTCTGGATACTGAACCGCGTACTCTAATTCGGGTGCACCGAGGTAATTATTAAAGATGTCAGAATCGCCAGTGATGTTAAGCATGTCTTCGTTCAATGCGTGAACTAACGAACTTTCTATAGAAAATCTTCGATCATCGATTCCTACTTGTGTAGGAATTTGTAGGATTCGCCCATGTTTTACACTTTCTTCTTTGGCTCTTGATTTCGACTGAAAAGAACGTATCCTAACTTTGTTCGAAGCACTGTTGAAATCAAAATCTGTCGCACTGATGTTGTATGACATCTCTTGAACTCGAAATCCCTTCGCAGAACCCGGCGTACCATAGATCAATAAATTGTTATCGTTTTGTGACGTATCTATAACCTCTAGAGAACCACCAACACCAATCGTGGTATCACCTTGGAGCATGTCAAAAGACTGTCTCAAACGTTCCCAAGAACCCTGAGGAAGGCCATGAGTGTAAATACTGGAATATTTCTCCAAAGGCACTTTCACCATATATCCGGTACCGGGATCTAATTGTTTGATAGGCGCATGCATGAACGAGAATGACGAAATAGGATCTACTGTGCTCATGCTGAAAGGGTTTCTCACGTGTTCCAAAGCTGAAGATTTGTCTAAGTATTTTGTCCAGTATCTAACGTGAGACAAAAGCCCGCTGAATTGCGTAGTCCTCGCAAATTCGGTTTGCGTTCCAGACCCTCCAGATGGGTTTCTCGTTGATGACGAATAATTTGCACCCGAGGTTCCTATGTAATATTTCAAAGTATTTGGATCTCCACCCGTTCCTGTATCGGGATTTCCAAACCAATAAAGAGGAGGGCCAGAATCTGACTTATTTGTCGTGACCAACGTGGGATCGTACCCAATGTTATCTTTGTCTATCGAGGTATACGCATGATGATCCTCAATGATGTACTTATCTGATGCTTTAAGAAGCCTTATCCCAATCTCGGGGTTGTCGCCTAATTTATGATACACACTAATGTACCAAGGAGATCCGTCCCAAACGTTCACGTTCGGTATCTCTAAATACACAGGGTCGGACGTATTTTTATGACCGTCCCAATGAAGCTGCAGTCCGTATTTTTTGAGCTTGTTTGTGAGGACGTCCTGTTCTTTATGCGCTATTAAATTCACGAGTATTTCGTTGTCTCTCTCTATTCTAAAAAGAGAAGATGTATCTTCGCTTGGATCGAGTGTGTATCTTCCCTCGAAGGACCAAGATCCTGATGTGTATTGCGTAGAAACAGGTGGTCCAGCCGGTGTAGAATAGACAATGTCACCAAATTGTTGGTTTATACTCGCCATCACCGGTGCTGCAGATTCATCAGGTGCGCCTGGTTCGTGCCTGTAAGCCCAAAGTGAATTAGACTCAGCATACGAAACATGTTTAAAGTCCAAAGATTTTATTCTTTTCTTTCTTTTTCTTCGAGAGGACGTAATTTTAGACGATAAGTTTCCTCCAAACTCTCTTAATTTGAAAATGCCATCTGATTCGATTCCTAACGTATTAAACAATGCCCTAATGCCCTGTATGGTTCCTCGGGATCTCAAAAGGAAGGGAAGGTTTATGAGAACTCTTCTCCACATCGCATCAATCGTCTTTTTCAAAGGTGTGTGATTACCCGATGTAATGTCGACATTTTCACCGCCTTGATATCTATCGGGTGTTTCGTTGGTGTAAGGATCCGGTAAAGATATTCCATAATAATCACTTAAAAAAGTGATCAGCTGTGGAGGTATTTGTTCGTAATTGTCGTAGGAAACTTTATTGATCAACGAGAAATGATCTAAATACAACTTGATGTCATCGAAGAAATTAGCCCAAACGAGAAGAAAAGACATCATCACTAGCCTAGCAGGCATTTCGCCATGCCCGGGTATCGGATGAGGTGCACCGGAGTTGGTTGCATAACTTTCAGGTTCTTCCCAATCTTTTTCGACTCCTTCGAAATAAGTGGCTTCTTCAAAATAATGTCTAGGCACTAAGTTTGTGATGATGTTAGGGTTGTTCCTATCGTAATGATTTCCTTCTACAAGAAGTTCTTGATTAAACGACTGGTTCGGAGGCCAGTCTGGAAACAAAATTTTGTTATCAGAGGAAGCTTCCAGAGCCACGGGTATACCGATCTCAGTTCCGGAAGAATCTGTAAACTTATCTCGGACTACGCTTGAATAATTTTTGATCTCATTGTGAAGGGAATTGCCAGAATAATCTAGAAGTATCACTCGAGCACCATACGAATGAGTCGACGATGTAGGCTCATTGAATCTGTAACAGATCAATAAGTTTTCTTGATTGTCCACGTTTCTTTCGAAGTATCTAAGCAGCTGAGCTGGAGTTCTTGGGCCTAACCAAACCCGTAATTCATCGAGTAAACCTCGGAAAGGTACCGGCGTGTTCGTTGTACCTTTCATTTGGCTATTCGCATAACCCACCTGTCTTGTGTCGGACCAACCTATTCTTATCAGGCCTCTGTACGTGGTGATGTCATCTAGTTCAGCTTGGTTGACAGTCGTGTTACTAATGTATCTTCCGTTCACGTAGGACAGGACTTTTTCACTTAAAGCTCTTTCGTATACGAATGCTACGTGATACCACCTATCATGCTCTAGACCAGAAATGGAATGGGTGATCGATTTAAAGTCGCCAGATCCGATCATGAAGTGTACATCGTATTCCCAAAGGAGAGTTTCTGGATTTTGATAACTATCTTGATGCCAGATAGTTATCGCTTGTTTCGTTTCTTTCGTTATAGGATCCGGATCGCCCGCTTTCTGATAAATTACTGCGTATTCTGTGGTTGACGTGATTTTATTCGCTTCAGGAATGTACACCCAAAACTCATGGGTGCTTCCGTTTTTATTCATGAACCTCGAAGCTTTCGCATCACCTTGGATGTCTGCAAGATCAGGAGCTAGATACCCGGTATGATCGATGACTTGTGCGTATTTTGTAGAGTTTGGATCAAAACTTGCTCCGTTAGAAGCAAGGTTGAAATACCCTCTGTTAGTGTCGAGTTGGTCGAGTACCCATTTGGTGTAACCACCAATCGTAGACATAAACTCTCTTTTTTCTTTAGAAGTTCCATCAAAAGGATAACCGTTGATAATCTCGTCAAATGCGAGGTTAACTTTTGCTTCAGCACTATTAAAGAACACATGTTTCGAAAAATCGGACCAATCGACGAGAAGCTGCTGAGTGTTCTTCAAACCAGATCCAATAGGTTCGTTGAGCCACGACTCTTCCGAGGCTCCAGATAAAGATCCTTCCAAGTACTCTGCCGTGACATTACGCACTACCGGTCGTTCTTTTTTATGTCTTTCTTTTTCTTTCGATGTGAATAAATTTCTCATTATTTTACTCGGAATGCCATGTTAGATTCGTACACTCTGCGATTGCCTCTGTCATAGTAACCAATGTCAATGGTGTATGTTCTCCCTCGCGGAAGAACACTGACAGGGAAAGTGAAGTACATTCCCTGAGAATCTCTCGAAACTTTCGTTGATTCATCTGGTGTGTCGAGGAGATCTGAGAAAGGAATAAGAATCTGTTGGTTGTTAGTATCACGTATTTGGTAATAAGCTTTTGGAATGACGATGCTAGGAAGTTGAATAGGAATACGAACTGCTTCATCTGCTAGATTTCGATCTCTCACGAAGATCCGGATCGTTGGAGTGTCTTCAATGGAATATATTGACTTTAGATCAAGTATAGAAAATCTATAGTCTCTTGGGTGACCCGAAGAAACAGCGAGTGGATCGTTTATATAAAAAGAGCCACTGTGAAGTATCTTCGTATTCCCCGTTGTGTTATCAGTGTAATCCCACAATTCTTGAATTAATAACGATCCACTCGCCACTAAATCATCTTTCAAAGCGGCTTCTGATGTTTGTAAATAATTTGGAGTGATCGTGGCTTCATACATTCCTGTTTGAGTTTTCCCACCTATTGAAACTGTCGACACAGACGATGCTGTACCGTTCACTGCAGCTGAATCTTCCTCCATCGACCTTACCCACGTAGAAGCTTCTAGGTTAGGCCAAGAAAGCCTGCATCGAACCCCAGTTGGTGCTTGCGCATCTACAGTGGTTGGTTCTCCGTTTGTGAAATTTTTAATTGAGATTTTATTTTCTTGGCCTTCGAAGAAATTCAATCTGTCATCTGAATGATAAGAATCCCACGAGGCCACGATCTTTGGTCGTAGAAAAGGATTTCTAGTGTGACGAGATGCAAAACGTTTGACAAAATAAGATTTATTCTCAGTTTCCTCTGTATCGAACTTGAGTATCCATCCGTTATTGGTCGTTACAGACGTATTTCCAGTGGCCCAGTAAGCCCTAACCCAATCTGTTATGTCCATCTCGAGGTCTTCCCAGCCAGAATCAAAATCCTGTGTTGCAACGTAGGTTCTAACATCTGCAGGGTCTACGTCAAGAGCAGCATTCCAAGAGGTTTCCCAATCTCCTCCTTCTGTCGACCAAAGCGTGCCCAATGAACTAGACTTCCAGTTCGTTGCTGCCGTGGTTGAAAAGCTTGATACATCGTCACCGATTCCCTCGTCCCAACTTGATGACAAAGACCACAATTGAAGAGTGAAGTCACTTGGCGCAACCTGCGTTCCTTGGATGTCTTTCAATACTAATTTTATTTTTAACGATGCATGCGTGACATCCATGTATTCTTCCAAGTTCGTTTTCAAAGAGTCTAGGTCGAAATAGATTAATCCTCTCGAAAGTTCACTAAGATTTGGATCCCAAGTACCTGAACAAGCAGCCTCGTTTTCTGCATCGACTCCATCGCATGTTCCTTTATATCCTTTCAGTGTGCTTTCACCGTACAGTTTGAAAAGATCTATTGTTGAAGCATATCCAACGTTACCTTCAGTGGCTCTTCTCGTTCCACTTATAATCTTATTCGTAATATACGAATCTTTAGAGCCAGTATGGTGTAATATCATGCAAATTCTCCTTACAGTACTGTGACTTCGATGTCAGCGTTAGGATGTCTAAGTTCGAAGATTTCAAAATCTTCAGCAAAAATCACGTCGTTGATGGCCTCCATCTTCTTAAAGTCAGAAGAGTATTCTCTTCCTTCGATTTCTCCCGAAAGACCTACAATGTCGGGTGGGAGACACGAGATGACACCTGGTTGATTGATAACAGTATTGACAATGTCACTCATCACAATTGGTTTACCTAACGCCATTTTCGATGGTGTGTATAATTTCTTCACTTCTCGGATGATTTTTGAAACAAGATCGTACTTGTTTACGTTATGTGAAAACCTACAAGTTAATTTTATCTTAAAGTTGACAACGCTAGCATCCAAAATGTCCATTGCATCACCTATGAGTCGAAACTCGTTCAGATAAACCGATAAGTTTTGTTTCAAGGCATCAGAGGATTGGATTAATTTACCAGCAGCATCTCTTGAAATTACGTATAGAATCGACGACAATGCATTCTCAGGATTCGGCACAACATTGGCTCGATAAACTATACCAAACTCAGTTGGCAACGTGTAGATCCTCGCAAGAAGATCTTCTTTCGTGACAATCCTGTTTTGCATTGTTCTTGCGCTGGTGACAAATGCTTTGAGATCTTGTAGTGTAGGAGCTAACGCACCACCCGTTGCAGATAGAGGATTGGAAATACCAAGATTTCGTTTTATACCTTGAATTATATTAAAAGCTCCATTGGCTGGAAACTTAAACTGTATCTCTGTAACTTCTCGAATCGAGTCCGGCGAAACATTGTGATTCGCTCCTCCACCATATCGATAGATCACCTTTATTGTTGTTCCTGTTGGGGAAACTCCAAGTGACGGGGATTTTAATAAACGATTAGGATCCAGCGAAAAAGACGAAAATGTTTCTTTTCCGTAAAGAGGCAAAGCCAAGTCAGATGGATCTGGAACGGACGTATCAAAGATAGACGTAGAATCACCAGAACCAAATCGGAGAGATGTGTTTTTTGAATTAATGTCCGTGAAAGTAACGTATCTATAAGGAGCTGCGATCACTTCGATAGAAGAATCTCCTGTGGTCAATTTATTTCTTTTGTATACAGTATCTTGAGACAAAGATTCCACTTCGTAATAATCGTTACCATCACCGTCGTAAACTCTAAGAATGGCTGTGACGTGTGGTTTATTCAAGCTCACGGTTCTGAATGGGACAAATGTATCGTTGATTGTGATGGATTGTTCTATGATTTCGCCAGAAACGCAAAGCCCTTGCATCTTTAGAACTATACTGTCTATTGTACCCGAATTAGATTGAATAGGTGTTTCTTCAGCCACGAGTGTACCGTTTTCATAACGGTCTGAGTAGTCGATGTCATGAGTTAGATTAAAAACGATGCCTGTGTTCGATTTCATTTTCGCATTGGCTTTAATGATTGGAAGATACTTTGTGTCTGGAACTTTCACTCCGAGCGTAGGATCCAAAACAGCGGGCACTTCGATGTAGAAGTCGACCATAACACTGGCTGGAGAATTACCTGTTATCTTGATACCAGCATTTCTCACCATTGCCTCAATGTTTTTTGATTCAACGGCTGTGACGGGATTGAGTTCTCTAAACTGATGATCGAGGTAGAAGGCCATGTTGTCGCCTACATAGGCGGCCATGTCCAAGAACAAACCACCCATCGATGCTTCCGAAAAATCCTGAATCTTATCTTTGAAATACGTGTTTGAATATTTCAATAGATCCAATCTGAAATCGTTGAAATCGCGGTTGAGATAGGATCTTTTTCTCTGTAATCCAAATTTTGCTTTAATATCGTCTGCCACGTTATCCTCCCATGTACAACATTATTTCTAATGACCTAACTGCTGGACTTATTCTCGGTATAGTGTACGTTACCTGTATACCGATCTTTGCAACTTCTTTGTTGTCAAGTCTATCAACGAAGGTTTGAAAATCTTGCAACGACACAAACGGCATGTATTTAGACACAGCTTTTTTGATTCTGTTGATCGCTTCAAGATCGCCATCTTCAGATCCTAAATTGAACAAGATTGGACGTAGGTTTGCGCCAAAGTCGAAAAACCCCAATCTTTCTCCATGATTTGTCAGGAGAAGATTTCTCAAATTGTCTGACACTTGTTTCGATAAATCTGTGTGCATCTCGAACAAGCCTTCTTGTTGTGATAATTGGAGAGGGGTCTTGATTCCAATTGGTGGCTTCCTCGCTACAGACGGGACTTGACTAGAACTTGTGTCTCTTTGTGATCCAGCGGACTTAAAAGAATACGTTTTCCTTGTTTGGTTGCGAACTAAACTCATTTTCTTACCTTCCTTATGAAGTAATTAGGTCAGTACGAAATTAATTACGATAATTTTCCTGTTCCTGTACCAGTTCCTTCTCCACCGACAGTTTCTCCACTATCAGTTTCGCCTGTCGTTGTCACCGTTGTCTCAACAGAGACTGTTGCTGCTGATACATACTCGTGTACAGCAATCGCAATCTCTTTGGCAATGGACCGAATAATAATATTTGTGTCATCCGTCTCAGCTGCGACCTCATTCGTACTATGAAAAGCAGTTTCGATTCCGATGAACATTTTGACCCACATTCCGACTAAAGATGGAAGACCTTCTACATTGTCTCTGTCGGGCTTTCCATAGAAAGGCACAAGATCAGCAAGAGCTCTTAAGTCATCCGGAGTTGCAACAATCTCGCCAGCTCCTTGGCTAGCCGTATGTAACGTATCTACAATCTCATTGACGTCTGCTGCATTTTGTTCACTCATAATTTATTCTCCAAAGATTTTATCAGAAGGAAACTTGTCGATTCCTCCTTTATAGATGTTCAACTCTGATTGCAAAGCCGTAGCTGCCGCGGTTATTTGAGGGGATTGACCAAACCAAGGGATCGCATGCCCTTGAAGTGTTGCACAAAATCCATTCAGTGCCCCGTGGATGTCGTTTAAGTAATCTTTTAATTGCGAATACTTAACGTAAGGTTCGCTTCCATCTTCTTCTCCAATGTAGATTTTTGCTCCTTGGATATGAATCACGCCATCAGCATTTAGAATTATCTGTGCTGTGTTGCCTCCTTCGCCTTTCTCCTTAATAATACGTATGGATCCATCTTCTCTCGCAATGATTCGAATCTCGTTTGACTTAA